TATAAATATAAGTATGAATGTAACCGAAAGGTTAATTAACTTATAATGTGGACATATAACTAATAACTCATTGAGAGGGTAAAGCGATGGCATTTCAAGTATCACCAGGCGTTCAAGTCAAGGAAATTGACGCAACGAACGTAATCCCTGCAGTATCAACCAGTATTGGTGGATTCGCAGGTGCTTTAAATTGGGGTCCTATTGAAGAAATTGTTGATGTTAGTACTGAAAAAGAACTAGCTGATACATTCGGAACACCGGATAACAATACTGCAAAATACTTTCTAACTGCTGCTGCATTTTTAAAATACGGCAACGCTCTGAAAGTAGTAAGGGTCGCCCAAGGCACAGCTGAAAATGCTACTGCTGACGGTAACGGACTTTTAATCAAAAATGATAGTGTATATGAAAATAGCTATAGCACAGGACAAGGAACTGTTGGACATTGGGCAGCCAAGTACGCAGGAACTTTAGGAAACTCGTTAAAAGTTTCTATCCTAACTGAAGGTTCAGGTTTTTCGGGTTGGGCGTACGCAAGTTCGTTTGATTCAGAACCTAAAACATCAGATTATGCTATTAGCTTGGGCAAAGCCACCAGTTATGGTGACGAGCTTCATGTAGCTGTTATTGACGAAAACGGATTAATTTCTGGAACAGCTGGAACTGTTTTAGAAACATTCGCATTCATGTCACAGGGTTCAGATGCTAAAAAATCTGATGGAACTTCTAACTATTATGTAGATGTAATCAATGCTGGTTCAGACTACATACGTTGGGCAAACCATCCTGCAAGTTTAGGAAACGCAGGGGATTTATTATCCTCAGCCACTGCAATCGCCGGTTCTACAACAGCTATAGTTGATTCTTTAGCTCACGGAACTGACGATAATGCACCAACAAACGGCGAAGTTTCATTAGGTTACGACCTTTTGGCTGACGCTGAAACTGTTGATGTACAATTGTTGTTTGCTGCTCCAGACACGCACGCAACACCGAATGTTATAGCACAAAAATTAATTGCGGTAGCAACTGCAAGAAAGGATTGTATGGCATTCGTATCACCACCAATCGAAGACACAGTAAATGAATCTGCACCAGCAGCTGCTGTAAAAACTTGGGCTGACTCGCTCTCTTCAAGTTCTTACGCTTCCGCTGATTCAACTGCGCTTTACGTATATGATAAATATAACGATAAGTACAGATGGATAGGAGCAGGTGGACACATTGCTGGTCTATGCGCTGCAACTGATCGTACAGCTGATGCATGGTTCTCACCTGCAGGAGCTTCACGTGGTCAATTGTTTGGTGTAGTTAAATTGGCTTATAATCCAGTTAAAGCTGATAGAGATACTCTCTATAAAGCAAGGGTTAATCCAATTGTCTCATTCCCGGGTGAAGGAACACTTCTATTCGGTGATAAAACTTTGCTTTCTAAGCCTTCAGCATTCGATCGTATTAACGTACGAAGATTGTTTAATACTTTAGAAAAAGCAATCTCAACTGCTGCGAAAGCACAGCTTTTTGAATTCAATGATGAATTTACAAGAGCACAGTTTAAAAACTTGGTTGAGCCGTTTTTAAGAGACGTAAAAGGTCGTAGAGGAATAACTGATTTTTCAGTTGTTTGCGATACTACTAATAACACAGGTCAAGTCATTGACACTAATAGTTTTGTAGCTGATATCTTTATCAAACCTGCAAGATCTATTAACTTCATTACTTTGAACTTCATAGCAACCAGAACCGGTGTAGATTTCTCTGAAATCTCAGGTTCTTAATTAGGAGAATAACATGGCAATTTTAGGTGTAGACGATTTTAAATCTAAACTTACAGGTGGCGGTGCACGTCCTAATATGTTCAAAGCGACTGTTAACTTCCCGAGTTATGCTCAGGGAGATGTCGAACTAACTTCATTTATGTGCAAACAAATTGCAATACCATCATCAACGCTTGGTGTTGTAGAAATGGCATTTAGAGGAAGAAAGTTTAATGTTGCTGGTGATAGAACGTTCGAAAATGTCGGACTAACTATTATCAATGATGTTGACTTTGCTGTTAGAAACGCGTTCGAACGATGGATGAATGGCATTAATGGACACGTGAGTAATACTGGTATAGCCAGCGTTACTGACTATTCAGCCGACATCGTTGTTGAACAGCTTGATAAAGCTGGTGCAACCGTTAAAACTTATAATATGAGAGGGTGTTGGCCTGTCTCAGTCGGTGCAATCGACCTTAACTACGATACTTCAGACGCAATTGAAGAATTCGAAGTTGATATGTCTT